TGGGTAAAGAAATGAAAGTTGATTTCCCTGAAAAAACCAAAATACTTTTTAAAGAAGGATATAGATTTTATGTTCTATATGGAGGAAGAGCTTCAGGTAAATCTTGGGCAGCTGCTCGTGCTCTAATATTATTCTCTTTACAGAGAAAAATTCGTGTTCTTTGTATTAGAGAGTTTATGAGCAGTATTTCGTCTTCTGTTCATAAATTGTTATGTGACCAAATTGAAGCTTTAGGTTTAACGAAGGAATTTGATACAACTAATAATAAAATAACTTCATCAACTGGTTCTGAGTTTATATTTGCTGGAATAAAGAATGACCCAAGTAAAATCAAATCAACTGAAGGTATAGATTATTGTTTTATAGAAGAAGCAGAAACTATATCAGCAAATTCATGGGAAATTTTAATTCCTACAATTAGAAAACCTGATAGTAAATTCTTCATCTGTTTTAATCCTAAGAATAAAGCTGACCCAACTTATGAAAGATTTATCATTAATTCACCTCCACGAACAATATCTTCGAAGATAAATTATCTTGACAATCCATTTTGTCCAATTGTTATGATTGAAGAAGCAGAACACCAAAAAGAGATGGATTATGATCTTTATAATCACATTTGGTTAGGTGAGCCACTTGAAATATCTGACAAAATCATATTCAAAGATAAATATGAAGTACGTGAATTTGAATCTCCTGAAAGAGCAGACTTTCTTCATGGACTTGATTTTGGATTTGCCTCTGACCCAACCGCTATTATTCGCTCTTATGTTCAAAATAGAACTCTCTTCATTGACTATGAAGCAGGAGGATATGAAATAGAGATTGATGAATACGCTCCTCATATTCTGTCTATTCCTACAGGTAAGAACTGGAAGATTTATGCTGACTCAGCGAATCCAGGTAATATTTCTTTCTTAAGAAGACAGAACTTTAATATTGAAGGAGTTAAGAAATACGCTGGTTCTGTTGAAGATGGTATAACCCATTTAAGAGGATATGAAAAGATTATCATTCACCCAAGGTGTAAGAATACAATTAAAGAATTCTCTTCATATTCATGGAAGGTAGATAAAATTTCTGGTGATATTCAACCAATTCCTGAAGACAAGAATAATCATTGGATTGACGCATTGAGATATTCTCTCTGTAAATATATTGTAAAATCTGGCACTTCTCAGGCAACTTGGGCAAAATTAGCCAAATAAGGATAAATATGAAAGAAATAAAAAACAAATTCATTGAAATAAAAGATTCATTCCAGAATTTCTTATTACAATATGGCAAAGGCACTAATAATGCAACTTCTGCAAATCATTATGGATATAATCCTTTAACCAATAACAGATTACAATGTGAATGGATGTTCCGTGGTTCATGGATATGTAAAGCAGCGGTAGAAATACCTGCTCAAGACATGTGTAAAACTGGAATAACTCTTCATGGTATTGAATCTGATAATTCAGATATTATTCAAAAAGAGATTTCTGATATGAATATCTGGCAATCAATATCAGATTGCCTTAAATGGGCAAGATTATATGGTGGTTCATTAGGATATATTATGATTGATGGACAAGATGCCAGCACTCCATTAGATATTAGCACTATAAGAGAAGGACAATTCAAAGGAATTATGCCTTTAGGTCGATATCAAGTAAATCCTTCAATGGGAGATTTAATTGAAGAGTATGGACCTGATTTTGGATTACCGAGATATTATACCATTCTCGCAACTAATGATTTAAGTGGTTCACCTCAAATTGTTCATCATACTCGTTTCTTGAGATTCATTGGGATACAGATGCCATATTATCAAAAGACAGCACTGATGTTCTGGGGTTTATCTGTTCTTGAAAATCTTCAAGATAGATTAGAAGCTTATGATATGATTAGTACAGGTATCAATCAATTAGCAAATAAAGCGCATTTAAGAACTCTTAAAATAACTAATCTCCGTGATAATATAGCAGCAGGAGATGAAGCACTTGATAATATACTGAAATATGTTCATCAATTAAGAATTACTCAGACAAATGAAGGCATAACTTTAATTGATGCAGAAGATGATTTTGAAACACAAGTTTATTCATTCGGCGGTCTGTCAGAAATCTTAAATCTTGCAGGAGAACAAATATCAGGAGCATTAGGTATTCCTCAGTCAAGATTATTTGGAAGACAAATAACTGGTCTGTCAGGTTCTTCAGAAGGAGATGAAGCAGTTTACTTCGATAATATATCTCAAAAGAGAGAATTAGAATTACGTAGACCTATTTATAAAATAGTTCAAATTATTGCTCAAATGAAAGGAATTAAATTAGATGATTCATTCAGATTCTCATTTGATTCATTATGCGTTCAACAACCAAATGAAATTGCAGAAATTGCGAGTAAATTCATTGATACTATCTCAAAGGCATATCAAGCAGGTATTATCTCTATAGAGGAAGCAAGAGAGCAATTACAAGGAGTTTCATTACAAATTGGTATGTTCAACAATCTTCAAATAAATAAGATACCGGAACCTATAAATACGCCTAAAGAAGGAGCAAAAAATGCCAGCAACCAGTGAGCAACAAGCTAAATTTTTTAGATGGCTTGCACATGACCCAAAAGCGAAAAGCGAGAAAGGTAACTCATTGGGATATATTTCTGATGCAGGAATATTGATTACAGATTTCATTTCACCTAATATTAGCACAACTGCTGAAGGTTATCTCCTTTGTGAAAATGCAGTAATTGCTCGAACTGGAACTCAAGATTATACTTCTGCTGAATTGAATATTCCATCTCTAACTGGTGCATTGAAATTAATTCGATCTCCTGAAGAAGTATTTAGACCAGAGAGTATTGCTTCATTTGAAGGAGTTCCTATAACATTACGTCATCCACCAGTTATGGTAAATTCATCGAATTGGAAAAATTATGCCATTGGAACAGTTCATAATGTGCGTCAAGAAGATGATTTATTAAAAGCAGATTTATTAATTACAGATTCTAATGCCGTTAATCAAGTTCAAATGAATGGTCTGAAGAATTTATCTTGTGGTTATTTCAGCACGATAAAAATATTAGGTAATGGGATTGCTGAACAAACTCAAATATCTGGAAATCATGTAGCCCTTGTTACTAATCCTCGTGCAGGAGATATAGCAAGTATTATCGATTCAAATTCAAAAGGAAAAACAATGTCAAAGAAAACAATATTACAAAATAAATTCTTCTCTTGGTTACTTGATGAGAAATCAGAAATTGAGGAATTAGTTGATGCAGTTAAAGAAGAGGAAAAAAAGGTAGAAGATTCTGCTGCTCATGAAAAAGAGGAAGACAAACAAGAAGCAGATATTATGGGATTAGTTAATGAATTAAAATCTCGTATTGAAGCTCTTGAGAAATTGAATACAGCGGTTGAAGATTCAAAAGATGAATCTGAAGATGTAACTGACTGTAAAGATTCAGAAGAAGAAAATGAAGTTAAAGACGAGAAGAAAGACGAAGAAGATGCTGATGGCGAATATGCTGTTGGTGACGCATGGAATACCTTCATCTCTAAAACAGAAATTTTAATTCCAGGAAAAAGATTCAAAACCCCTGTTATGGATTCAGAAGGAAATAAACCATCTCTGACAGAATATAAAAGAGAAGTCTTATCTCAATTAGACCCAACATTTATTAAGTCCATTACAACTTCTGATATAAATAAGCTTAACAATCAAGCTGTTTCAATTCTTTTTGATAGCGCTGTAACTGTAAAGGGAAAAAGCCAGAACTTCAGACCTACATTTATTGAGGAATCAAAAGGATATGACCCATTAGCGAAATTCGTTGAAGCTCATAACAAAGCAAATCGAGTTTAACAAACATTAACCAAAGAGGTAAAAACAATGTCATACGACGTAATTTTAGGCAGACGTTCTTCTGCATTTCCTGGCGATTTAACTCGTCCAAATTCTCCATTTGAAATTACAGGTAAAGCTGCTCTTTCAAGTAATCCTCCAACTGTATTCGGTAATCCAGTTGCTTTAGATGCAACAACTGGTCATATTCGTCCTATCATCGGTACTGATACAACTGCTGCTTCAGTATTTGGTTTCTTAGTAAGAGTATTCCCAACTCAATCAACTACATATCCTAATCCTGATTTCACTTCACAAGGTTCTCCAAATCCAAATGAAGTTCTGTCAGTTCTACGTCAGGGGTATATTGCAGTTAAGGTTTATGCTTCTACAGGTAATGCTCCTGTAGCAAATGGCGCAGTATATGTTCAATATGTAGCAGATACAATTTCAGGTGTTGCTGTTCCTGTAGGTGGTATAACAACTACTTCGGACTCAAGTAAAAACTTCGCTTTAACTGGCGCAGAATTCACTGGTGGAGTTGATGCTAACGGTTATTCAGAAATACGTTTCAGAATAGTTTAATCAGTAACCCCTCATTAAGGAAAATAAAATGACAAATTATAACAGACCAATCTTTGACGGAACTGGTGCATTTCTTCAAGGTGAATTAGAAGCACTTGACCCACAAATTCATTTACCATTAAACTTGGTAACTTGGCACTTAGATATTTTACCTCGTAAAGATGTTTCAATTGGTTTAGAGCACACCTCTTTCACTAATTCAACCTATGGTTCTATTGGTGGTTTAGTTACCTCTGGTAAATCTTGGGCAGCAAAACGTGGTAATTCAGCACCAAGTGTATCTTTGAACATTCAAAAAATTACGCAGGACTTATATCTATGGTCACAAACTGTTGATTGGACAGTAATCGAATTAGAGCAAGCTGCTTTATTGAATAGACCAGTTGATGTAGATAAAGTTTTTGCATTAAATGCAATCTATCAACAAGATACAGATGTTCAAGTTTATTTAGGTGATGCAGATTTAGGCGTATTTGGTTTAGCAAACTCTGACAGTATTACTCGTAATGATAATGCTGTAACTAATGTATCAAACGCTGTAACAGGTGGTTGGGCAAGTGCTACTCCTACTCAAATCTATAACGACATTCGTGAATTAGAAACTTCAGTATGGAAAACCTCAGGTTATAAAGCTGCTCCAACTAAATTATTAATTCCTGCTTCATTATACCCATTACTATTACAACCAATGGTAATCGGTGGAGTTGAATTAGCAGTTTCAGTAAGAGAATATATTGCTCGTAACTCATTATGTTTAGCGCAAAATGGTGTTGAATTAGATATTCAACCAAGAAAATGGATTGATGTATCAACTCCAGGTATTCCTGAAATATTGAGTTCAAATCGTATGGTTGCTTATACTCCAACTTATGATAAAATCCGTTTCCCATTTACTCCATTACTACATACTCCAATCGAGTTTGAAGGTTTATATCAAAAAACTACCTATTATTCAAAATTAGGTCAAGTTGAAATTGTATATCCTTCTACAATCGGTTATAGAAACAACTTATAATACAGAGGGGATAGAAATATCCCCCTTTATTTAATTCGGAGACAGTATGAAAATAATGGTAAAAAAGAAATTCTTCTTCAATGATAATGGAAATCTTATTCCATTTACCCCTGGAGTTCATGAGGTTCCTGACAGAATTGGCACTCATCCTTGGGCAAAGGAACATTCAGAAGAATTCATTCTTGAAGAAGCGAAAGAAACGAAAGAACCTAAACCTAAAAAGACAGTTAAGGAATCAGAATGAATGTACAGGATTTTTTGAATTACTTCCCTGAATTCAATGACTTGAATGTATTTCCTCAAGCGACCATTCAGGTTTGGTTGGATGTTTCTCTTAATCTTGTAAGTCCTCGTGCTTGGGGTTCTTCATATAATCTTGGAGTATCTCTATTAACGGCGCATAATTTATGGATTGGTCAATCAAAAGGCGAAGTTCAAAAAATACTTGATACAAAAAGTATAGATTCAGTATCTGGACATTATAATGTCGATCTTACGACTTATAAAGATGCTGGATATTTTAATCAATCTGAATATGGAATTAGATATTATCAGTTAATGAAAATGTTTGGAGCTGGCGTAATTGGAGTAATTTAAGTGGAAGTTCAAAAGACTAA